TTATTAGCGAAGATACATTTGCATTATGGAATTGCGGATCGCTAATCAAAGATACTGATTGTATTTTAAATGTTCAGTACTGGACATCTAGTGATAAAAATTCTAATATACATAATCAGTATCGAATTCTCACAGAAGGTCTTGGATCTAGTAAGCCTAGTACTGATACGGAGCGTAAATGGTTTGATAGCTTAATAGGGTACGACGAACAATCGCGAGCTGTACCTAATCCTAATTTGTCTCCTAGAGAACGATATGGTATTTTAAATAAGCCACGACAAAGCTGGTTTGTTAATAGAACTGAAGCACTAAAACAGTTTATTGAAAGAACTAATTCTGTTCTTCGTAATAATCTTATTGTAGAATCTAGAGATATTAGCGAGTTATTCCAGAGTGATTTACCACCAACTAACACATCCAGACTTTATGATACAGTAGTAGACACTGAAATAGATCTACAATTTGTTGGAGTTGCCCGGGCTGAACGTGCAGTATTAACTCCAATTGTAGAAGATGGCAAGATTGTTCGAGTTGATATAAAAGAACGCGGTCGAGGTTATAAAGTTGTTCCTACTTTTGAAATTTTAGGTACCGGTAGCGGAGCAAATATAGAACTAACTATTAATAATCTAGGACAAGTGGTATCTGCTATTGTTTTAGATGCTGGTAATAATTACAAATCTGACACACAAATAATTGTAAGACGATTTAATGTGTTAGTCAGCAATGACTCAAGTATACGTGGAAAATGGGCAATTTATGAAAGAATTAATGAAACCCGTTCATGGAATAGGATTATAAGTCAATCTTACGACACTACTGCGTACTGGGAATATTTAGATTGGTACGCTGACGGTTATAACAGCTTTACTGAAATCGATTTTGTAATTGATCAAAGTTTTTCATTACAAACGCTAGACGATGACCTAGGTGATATTATAAAAATATTAACAGTAGGCACAGGCGGTTGGTTATTACTTGAAAAAATTGATGTTCAAGATACAGTTGACTATACAGTAAATTATAAAACAATAGGAAAACAAAATGGTACTATTCAATTTAAATCTGATCTTTACAATTTACAGAATAGTCAAGTAGGTTTTGATAGTCAAAGCTATGACACTAAGTTCTTTGATAGTCAGCCTATTGAAGAAGTTAGAATTATTCTTAACACAATTAGAAATAAGATTTTTACAGATAATCTAGAAGTTGAATATAATAAATTATTTTTTGCAAGTTTAAGATATGTATTTTCTGAACAAGGATATGTTGATTGGGCTTTCAAAACTAGTTTTGTTAAGGCTAGACATAATGTTGGCGACCTAAAAGAAAAACTAACATTCCAAAATGATAACCTTGCAAGTTATGAAGATTATCTGCAAGAAGTAAAACCGTACAAAACAAAATTACGAGAATATTTAAGCACGTATGATAAATTAGAAAATTCTTCTAGCGTAATAACTGATTTTGATCTTCCACCAGCGTACGATCCTATCAGAAAAGTAATATCTCCAGTATCAGTTAAAGTTATTAACGGCTTGTTAGTAGGCGATTCTGTTAGCTCTTATCCTAACAAATATTGGCTTGAAAATGTAGCATATCAAATAGTTGCTGTTAAAGTAAGTGACCCGGGAGAAGGGTATATAACTGCACCCGTTATCAGTATAGAAAGCGAGTCAGGAGAAGGAGCAATAGCAGTAGCATCTTTAGGACCAAATGGAACTATTGCAAGTGTTACTGTTACAAATCCAGGCAGTGGTTATTTAACAATTCCTCGAGTAACAATTAATGGTGCTACTCGCGATGGAGGCCGTTCGGCAGTTCTTGCAGCAGAAATAGGCAATAGCTTGGTTAGAAACATACATTCTGTTGTAAAATTTGATAGAGTTTCAGGATCATTTTTAATAACACAATTAAATCAAAGTGAAAGATTCGTAGGAACTGGTTCTAAAACACAGTTTAATTTAAAATATCCAATGGATATGAGAACTAATACTATTGAAATTACCATTAACGGAGTAGTAGTGTTAGGTAGTCAATACACATATGAAAATGTCCTTGATAGAGATAATGGATATGATAGATATAGTGGCCGAATTAGTTTTGTTTTACCGCCAGAAAATTTAAGAGAAATTATAGTTAACTACAAAAAGTCTATTAGATTATTATCAGCAGCTGATAGAATTAATTTGTTTTATGATCCTAAAACTGGTCAAATAGGAAAAGACATTTCTCAATTAATGGAAGGTATTGACTATGGCGGAGTAGAAGTTAGAAGCTACGGGTTTGTTGGCCCTGAAGGTTGGGATTCAGATCGTTGGTATGAAAATGCATGGGATCTATTTGATGAAAATTTTGACGAAGAAAGTTTCGAAACTGACGGCTCAACTTTAACATTCCAATTAAGCAAACCACTAGCTAAAGATGTAGAATACAACGTTTATATTAATGATGTAAGAGTTGACGATAATAACTATGATGGTACTACATCAACAGATAATTTAGTAAACAAGCAAGCATTTATGGCTCCTGTAGTCGGCGACGGCATAACAGATACATTTACGTTTGAGAATGAAATAGGTTATCGAACTTACTTAGAACAAAATTCTGCTTCAGGTCAAAATAATCCACCTATAGAAATAGTAACAATTCGTAGAAGCACTAGTGACGGTTCTAGGGAACTTAATGCAGAAAGTTTTGATACAGCATTAATAGGCGGCGACTTAGCATATACAACAGCTAAAGGTATTAAGGCTGAAGAAATTACAGTTGATGGTGACGGCTTTGTAACTCCTACAACATCAAAAGGTCCAGAAGAAATTATTCCTGGACAAATTATGGATACCTTAGATATTACAGTTTACGAACGTCCAGTTGGTGGTTCAAGCATTATGTATAGTTCTAATCATCGAGGCGATGGTGTGACAAAAGAATTTTTTATGCAAGGATTGCCTTTCTCGTTTAGTTCTATGTTAGTTAAAGTAGACTATGAAATTTTGACACAGCAATCTGATTTTAGAATCGATTGGGACAAAAAGAGTGTTGTATTTTATCAAGCACCTACTGCCGGTTCTGAGATACATTTATTAGCTATGGGACTATCTGGTGATAATATACTGGACTATGATGAGTTTACAGCCAACGGTTCTGTGGCTGAATTCTTAACAAATGTAAGATGGACAGATAACATTAACGGATATGTAACTGTAAACGGTGAAGTAAAACCTTTTGAATTATTTGAATCAGATGACAGTTACGCTGTAGCTAATAACGTTGTAATTAAATTTGTACAGCCACCGTTAGCTGGAACTAAAATACAGTTTGCACTGTTTGAAAGTTCAGCAATTACGTTTAGTCAAGTAACAGTAGACGATTTTATTGCCGACGGCAGTTCAACGTCATATCAAATTAGTCAAGCACCGTTTAATCAAGAACCAGTACAATTTTATACCCTTGTAACTGTAAACGACAAAGTTCTAAATGCTGGTTACGTTCAACGATTTGATGTCACTACCTCTAGACAGTATCAATTGAAAAAATGGCAAGTGCCTGTAGGTTCAATAACAGGTGATAAGATTGATGTTTACTTAAACAATAGAAAACTAAGTCTTTTACAAGAGTGGACTTATGAAGGTGCAGGATCTTTTAATCCTGCTATTAGTCCTGATGCACAAGAGGGTAGTACAGTTATTTTAAATAGCGGTGTTGGAGTTCCAGGCGACACATTGCGTGTGCATTTAATAGCTGACGGCGAGTATAGATTTGGGTATTTTGAAATAGGTGAAGATTCAAGTGACACGTTTGTAGGAACGCCTGATACAATTTATTTTGATGATACTTACCCTGCAGGCACTAAAATTCGTGTATATCAATTTAGTAATCACGACAGTCAAGGCATCGAAAGACAAAAATTTGATGTAATTGAACGTACACAAATGAGTGAAGCGTCAGACGGTTATCATGAATACAGAACACTTAAAAATGGACTAATTCAGTTACGTGAGCAAGCAGTAGATGTAGCATATATATGGGTATCTGTAAATGGTACCTTATTAACTCCTACAGCTGATTACATCTTATTAGAAAATAAACGTTACATTAAGATGATTACACCACTTAATGATAATGATGTAGTTGATATTATACATTTTAGTAATCCGCCTGTATCAAACAAATACGGTTGGAGAATATTTAAGGATATGCTAAACAGATATCACTATAAGAGATTAGGTAATGATGCTCGATATACATTAGCAGAACCTTTACAATATTATGATAAAATAATTACTCTTGACAATGCTGAAGGTCTACCAACTCCTGCGGTACGTAGTCGTATACCTGGTGTAATTTTTATTAACGGAGAACGTATTGAATATTTCCGCAGAGAGGGAAATGTATTAAAACAACTACGCAGAGGTACGTTAGGTACTGGAGTTAAAACAGTTCATAGTCTAGGAGACAGGGTTTATGATCAAAGCATAGATTCTAATATTCCTTATAAGGATGAAGTAGTAACATTTGAAGCGTTCTCAGGCAACTATAAGGATATGAGTGTTGACTACAACAATATAGGTGCAATAAGTGTAAACAGTATAACATATACAGCTAATAATAACACGGCATTTCCTTTAGGATACGAAGAACTTGATAATTTAGGTCTAGGTCTCCGTCAAAAGTGTGTTATAAAAGGTAGCGGATTTAGACCAGTTGTAAAAGTTATTATGCAAGGAACACTTGCAGATGAAAATACTCAAACAAATGTTGAACTAATAACAGAATATATTAACGATACAGAAATTCGTTTCCGATTGCCTGCAATGTCAGTAGGAGCATACGATCTAGTAATTGTAAATCCAACTGAAACAGATCCTTTCTTAATTCCTGCTACAAGTTTAGTGGTACCAAAAGCAATTAAATATGTACAATTATTATTGCCATTTGCTCCGTTACCTAACCCAAGAACAGAAACTGGTTGGTATAAAGAACTTAGAGAAATAAATGTTTCAAGTATTATACCTGGCAGATACTATACAGTTAGCAAAATAGGCAATACAAGATGGAGTAATGTAGGCGGCGCAAGCGTAGTAGGATACGACTTTAGAGCAACAGCGACCGGTACAGGAACAGGCACAGTTTACGACTATAGCAGTATACCATATGAATATTGGGAAGGCATGGACATTGATATATTCATTAGTGGTCGTAGACTACGTAAGAATCCATTAACAATATGGGATTCTACAGTAGGACAAGATAGTCCAACGGGCGATATTACATTAGAAGCAGAATACGCTGTTAATAGAGTATTAGGTACTTATGTGCGATTTACTACTCCGCCTGCACCAGGAACTAAAATCGTTGTACAGAAACGTACAGGATTATTATGGAATGAACCAGGGGTCTCATTGAGACAAAGTTCTACAGAAATAGCCACTTTCTTACGCGAGAAAACTATTGATTTACCGCGATAAATACATGTACAGGACATAAACATGACAGATAACTTTAAAGAAAATAACGGAATTTTACTCCAAGGTCACATAAAAATTCACGATCCGATTAGTGGAGAAGTACTCATCAATAAGCGTAATGCTATACATTACGAAAATATGAGTATTTCTTTAGCAGAAAGTTTAGCAAATGCTGGACAGGGTTGGATTTATGAAATGAGTTTTGGCAATGGAGGTACTAGTATAGACCCAACAGGGATTATTACGTATCTAACACCTAACTCAACCGGTGCTAATGCAAGTTTATATAACCAAACATTTACTAAAGTTGTTGATGACAGAAGTGTAAACAATATTGATCCTGTAAGAAATAAGATTGAAACTCGTCATGTAAGCGGAACAAATTATACAGATATTCTAGTTACTTGTTTATTAGATTATGGCGAGCCAAACGGACAAGAAGCGTTTGATACAGCAACAGATGTTAAGAGTTTATATGTTTTTGACGAACTTGGTCTTAAAGCATTTAATCCTACAGGTTCAGGACGACTATTAACACATGTAATTTTTCACCCTATACAAAAAAGTTTAAACAGACTAATTCAAATTGATTATACAGTCCGTGTTCAGAGCTTAACTGGTTTTAACGAGGTATAATCATGAGCTATACAATTTCATATACAGACGTTGCTAATAAAGGTACTATTGTAGTTGAAGACGGTACTGTTAATACAGAAACTAGTATAGGTATCCCTGGAAGAAATACAACTGCTTATGGTGCAGTTATTGCAGAAAGTTTTTTACATCTTTTAGAAAATTTTGCAAATTCAACAGAACCTAACAATCCTTCGGAAGGGCAGTTATGGTATGATAATACCTTAGGAACCGAAACATTAAAAGTATATGACGGAACTAATTGGGTACCTGCATCAGGTATTATTAAACAGATCAATACTCCAGCAATTGCACAGATTGGTGATTTATGGGTTGATACAGACAATCAACAATTATATCTATTTACAGGCGGTGGTTGGATTTTAGTAGGTCCTAGTTTTTCACAAGGTCTTTCAACAGGAGCAACTCCTGCACAGATTTTAGGTTCTGATAACGTATCCTATAATGTATTACAGATTGAAGTTGGATCTGAAATTATAGCAATCATTTCTAATAATATACCGTTTAGTCCAAAAGCAACTGTTGCAGGATTTGCAACTATTAATCCTGGTGTAAATTTAATTAATAAAGATACTGATAATGACGGTCAAAGCAATTTTAAATTTTACGGTACTGCGGAAAAAGCTGAAAATTTAATTGTAGCAAACGAAAGTATATCAGCAGCAAACTTTTTAAGAGGCGATAGCACCAGTACTACAAGTTTTCCTTTAAACGTACAAAATAATCAAGGTTTAAGTGTTGGTATTAATGCAGAATTAACTGTAGGTGTTGAAGGTAACGCCGGCATTATACAACAAAATATTGGTGGCGCAAACATTGACATTCGTGTAAGAAATAACGATGTTACTCGAACGTTGATGCGATTAGATAGTGCGTTACGTGTTGGTATTAATAACGAAGCGCCAGAAAAAGAATTAGATGTTACTGGTGATATTCAAAATAGTGGATCGTTATTAGTTAATGGCACTACAGAATCAACAGTGTTTAACAACGGTGCTGTAATAATTAAAGGTGGTACTGGTATTGCTAAAAATTTAAATGTTGGTGGCAACAGTAGAATATCTGGAACATTAACATCAGCGCAAATATCCCCAGACGATAATAACATAAGAGATATTGGATCACCGGCATTTAAATATAGAAATATTTATGCTTCAACATTTACAGGAAATTTAGTAGGTAACGTTAGTGGTACAATTACTGGACGTTCTACATCTTCAGACAGATTAACTTCTAGAACAACGTTTGCTATTAGAGGAGACGTTGAATCAGTTGTTGATGTAGTGTTTGACGGGCAGTTCCAAGACCCAACATTTAATAACGGTACAGGAGTACCGGCTGGCGAGTTGCCGTTACGTAAAGTTTTAAGAACAGAAATATCAAATACATTCATTGCCGATAAAACTGCAATAACAGAGTCAGACAGCAAAGATGAATTAATTATTAACTCTGTATCAGGGGATATTGGTTTAAAGAAAATAACTAGAGAAAATCTTTTAAAGTCGGTTCCTGTCAATCCACCAGGCGTACTAGTGCCGTACGCAGGAGATGCAGCACCGGTTGGTTGGTTATTGTGCGATGGCAAAGAGTATGAACAAGAATCATTTAAAGAATTATTTGCAGTAATCGGATTTAAATTTGGTAGTAGAAGTTCAGTTACTCCAGGCTTTTTTAAAATCCCAGATCTTAGAGGTAGATTACCTTTAGGCGCTGATAATATGGGCGGCGCAAGTGCTAATATTATTGTTGCTGAATCTGCAGATAACATTGGTACGTTTGATGGAACAGAAACTAAACCAATTACACTTGCAAACCTACCAGAACATAAGCATGATTTACGAGACAGCACACGTCAGCAATTTTATGCTATCGCAGACGTATTAGGCACACCTACTGACGATAATGTTCAGATATATGATGCTCCTACTGGCACAGGGTTAGGTCAGGCTCTTTCAAACAGCGGCGGCGTTATTTCTAGTGTAGGGTTAGGAGAACCGTTCAATGTTATGCCTCCAACTATAACACTAAATTATATCATTTATACAGGAAGAGCATAATGAGTTACAGACTTAATAAAACCAACGGCGAACTACTAATAGAGTTAGTAGACGGACAAATTGATGCTACTTCAACGGATATAGTTTTAGTAGGAAGAAATTATAAAGGCTTTGGTGAATTTTTAAACGAAAACTATATTAAGCTTCTTGAAAATTTTGCAAAGACAAGTGCTCCAGGCAAGCCTTTAACTGGACAACTGTGGTATGATACCGCAGAAGAACGACTAAAGATTTACAACGGAGAAACATTTAAGGCTGCAGGCGGACCAGTAGTAAGTAATGTAAGACCTAATCTAGTAGTTGGTGACTTATGGATTGATAGTGAAAATAACAAGTTGTATTTTTTCGATGGTTCGGATCTAGTATTAGTAGGCCCTAATTATGACGCAGCACAGGGAAGAACAGGATTTGAAGCAGTTACTATTTTAGATAGAAATAGTCAAGACCAAACAGTATTATTCATGTATGTTGCTGGCCAATTAACTGGAATCATATCTAGAACTACATTTGTTCCTCTAATCAATATTGTTGGATATCCATTAAACCCGGATGACCTAAGTACACCTCGACGACAAATTGTTAAACAGGGTCTTAATCCTGTAAATTTAGATTTTTGGTTTAGAGGAACATCACAGAGTACACGATCTCTAATCAGTGATGCTGGCGAAGAATTTACTGAAGCCAACTTCATGAAAACAGACAGAAATACTACAACTACTGGTAATATTAAAATTAGAAATAGTGGTGGTTTAAGTATTGGTGTTAGTGATACAGAATTTCTTGTTTTAAAAATTGCAAGCGAAATAAGCACTATTGAAACTCAACGATCTAATAAAGATTTTACAATTAGAACACGTCGAGGAAACTCTTTTGATAATGCGTTATATATTGATGCTACAAATAAACGTGCCGGCATTTGGACAGTAACTCCGTCAACTGATCTTGACATAAACGGAAGCACTAGAATTACTGGAGATCTTGAAGTTGAAGGTAATTTTACAGTTAAAGGTGAAACTTTATTTTTAGATGTATCTAATTTAAGAATTGAAGATAAAACAATTGAACTAGCTTCTACATCTGACAGCACATTACTTACTCCTGAAGCAGCCGACGGCGCTGGAATTATTGTAAGAATGCAAGGTGATAGTAAAACATTAACTTGGGAATATGAGACTGGCGCTTGGACATTTAGTGAAGATCTTAATTTAGTAGCCGGAAAATCTTATAAAATAGGTAATGTTACTAAATTATCAACAAACAGATTAGATGATAGCATTTTATATGCTGAAGGATTAATTAGTATTGGTACTTTAGTAGAATTAAATGTTGACAATTTTAATTTTAACGGTTCTAATATGGTAGTATCGGGCCCACTAGGAATTTCGTCAACGGGCACAATAGTCATAAACAATCAAAATATTACAGGAGTGTTAGATCCAACTACTAACTTTGACGTAGCAAATAAACGCTATGTAGATCAAACAGTTGCATCAGAACCTCTTGTAATGAGTTTAGACTTAACAGGGTTATCAAATCCTAATGCATCTTTTGCATCAGATGGTCCTTATAATGATGTTATTGGGATTCTCAATTTTATGTATCCTGCAATAGAAAAACAACCAGGAACAATTGCTAGAGTTTATTGTATTTCTTATACAGGAACAACAGTTTCAGGGATCGATGTTACAGCAGCATCTAATAAATCTTATGTTTCAGTCTATATAGATCCTGATGACAGTACTACTCCACAGCTAGAAAGCGTATTGCAGGATATTAACTTTGCTACAGTTTCGGGTATTGCAAATCTAAGTCCAAGCAGAGCAACTATGGAATTTACAGTAAACAGCGGAGTTTGGCAATGGGTTCGTACAAACCCACTATAATGGATAAATACTACATCGCTTTAGGGGTTAAACATAATGGCATATACAATTGATAGATATAATAAAGGTCAACTAACCGTAATTGAAGACGGTACTATTGATCAAAGCACCGACTTAAAATTAGTAGGTAAGAATTATGCAGGTTACGGTGAAATACAAAACGAAAACTTTGTATTTTTACTTGAAAACTTTTCAGGAACAAATGCGCCTCCTAGAGCAGTAAGCGGACAGCTTTGGTTTGACAGTGCAAATAGCAAACTTAAATTTTATGACGGATTCCAGTGGAGAACCACAGGCGGTGCTGAAGTAAGTAGTAATGTTCCAACCGGTCTAAAGCGAGGCGATTTTTGGTGGGATACAGCTAATGAACAGTTGTATACATACAACGGTATTGATTTTGTACTTATTGGACCACAAAGTGCAGGATCAGGACAAACACAGATTGTAAGTCGTACAGTTAGAGATACCGGTGGTGGATCAAGAGGCATTATTACAGCAGTTGTTAATGATGAAGTTATTTTTGTCATAAGCAATCAAGATTTTACTATTGACACTAGTGATGTTGCTAGTAACATTTCTGGATTTGACAGAATCAAACAAGGTATTACATTAAAGAATACGTTAAATAGCTCAGGCGGAGTTACATCAGGCGATTGGAGATTCTGGGGAACTGCATCTAACACTGAAAAATTAGGTGGTCAACCTGCGGCTAATTATGTTCGATCTGACAATCCAACATTTAACTCTTTAGCATCTTTTAGAGATGCAGGTATATTAGTAGGTGATTCTGGAGATTTTAGAATCAGTGTTGAATCAACAACTACTAATGCTATAATTGCAAACGAAGTTGGTAATCAAATTGTTTTTAAAGCAAAGGATCTTTTAGGCAACATCAAAAATCCAATGCGTATATTTGCTGATAATATTATACCAGGATTTGTTGCAGGTACTGAATTTACTCCAAATCCAACTAGATTAGGTTCAACAATTGGTACAGCTGATTATCCTTGGCTAAACATATATGCAGACACATTTACAGGTTTAGCTCAACGTGCTAGTGCTCTTGTAGTAGCAGGCGAAAATAGACTTGGTTCATTAACAGCAACACCTAACACTGTTGCTATTAGAAATAATGATGGAGATATTTTTGCAAATGTATTTCAAGGAGTTGCAGCTGAAGCACGATATGCTGACTTAGCAGAAAAATATACAACTGATCAAGAACATATTCCAGGAACTATTATGATGGTATGTGAACATCCAGATCATGAGTTAGAAGCATGTCAAAGCACTGGCTTTCCTGTAGGTGTTGTGTCAACAGCGCCAGCATTTACAATGAATGCCGAAGCTGATGGTCAAGCCATTGCTCTAAAAGGCAGAGTTCCAGTAAGAATTATAGGCGCTGTTAAAAAGGGTGATATAATATATGCAGGAGACCACGGCGTAGGATCATTATCAGGCCCTTATAAAATTGGTGTAGCATTAGAAAGTAATTCTTTAGAAAATGAAAAATTAATCGAGTGTGTACTAGTATTATAAATATAGTAGTATTTAATAGGAAATAACATGTCAGTAACAGTCGGCTCAAAGATTACAGCAGCAAATTATAATACCTTACAAAGTAGGGTTGCCAACATATTGGGGCAAGGCTTTGATCAATCTGGATACGGACAGTCATTAGTTAGTAGTTTAGTTGATGCTGAGACGTTAATAACAGCTGAACATATGGAATTATTAAGAACTGATCTTAATAGAATTTGTGTACATCAAACTGGTAGTCTCTCAAATCTTTCAGAATTAGATTCTGGCGACAAAATTAGTGCTAACGCAGTAAATGGTGATCCAACTAAAGGTTTTAACGCTTATGTTTCACTAATGAATGTTCTTGAACCAAATGCTCAAATAGTAGATCCTACACAAGTTACAATAGAAACAGCTATTACAAGTGTTAGATATAGTCCATGGAACGGTCAGCCAGTACATTCTTTTACAGTAACTTGGAATAGCCAAGATCAGCGTAGAGCATTTTTTAACGCTGGCGGCGAAATACACGTATCTGCTGAAATTGCTGGAGATACAACATCAAAAGGCTTAGATTGGAATGCCATGCTTCAAAACATGGGTACTATTAAATTTGGCAAAAATGCTACAACTAAAACAGGTAGTGGCGGAACAGCTTATTCAATTGGAAATTACCAAATAACATCTTCTTATCAAAGAATTTTTGAAAGAAATGGACAACTTAGCACTTATGCCGAAAACAGATACTACGTGTCAGCAAAAGAAATAAGTACTAGAGCGATCCAGTTTAGAATAGAATTTTTAGATGCTGATAGCGGAGATCCAGGAAACGACGAATCAGTCTTTGGAACACTTACTAGTTTAGTTAAACAACTCCGTCCAACCGGAAGTTACGTATCAATTACATCTCCATCATATTCTAATCAAGTTGATCTCGCCAGCGGCGCTTAACAAGGTTAAACTATGACAGTAAGTATTGGTAATGTAGCACAAAACACAGACTATAATAATTTAGTTTCTGAGATAAGAAATATCTTAGGCAACGGTGTTGGTGCAGCAGGGTACGGTCAATTAATTTCTAACTTAACAACAGTAACTGGAAGTTCTACAAAAGATATAGCCATTACAGAATGGAACAATCTTAGAACACAAATTAATAGAATTTCTAGACATCAGCAAAATACTGATCAAAGTATTGGTGCTCTTACTACCGGTAGAATTATTGGTGCAGATGAATCAGGTACTAGTGTAACACGGGTAGATACTGGTGGAACCATAACATTTACTCATAATAGTTCTGACACTACTATGGGAGTTAACGATTTTATTACAGCCGTTGCAAACGTAAAAACTATATCTGATGCAGTCACTCCTACAGTTCATCCTATACAAAATACATTAACAAATACTAGGGTATTTGCATCGAGTACACGTACTGCATCATGGGGCGGCGCTGGACAGCTACAAACAGTAAATTGTATATTTGAAATAGTTTTTGAAGGCGGGTATCAAGTTTCTGATTCTACTACCGGTGCTACAGTCACAGCAACTGGAGCAGATCATAGAAGACACTTTTTTAATACAGGCGGCGAAATAAGAATTTCAGGCGTAAATACTAGTACTAGTCAAGTTAAAGGGTCAGACTGGGCAGTGATGCTTCAAAATATGGGAGCAGTAGTACTTGGTAAAAATAAGACTACTGTGACTGGCACAGGAAGAGCAAGAGACGGCGTTACTGATGTTAACCTAGATGGTATTGTTGATAGTAGCATAGGAAATTTTCAATTAACAACAAGTTATCAATTAATTTTTCAACGTAATGGCGGCGGGGAAAGTGCAAACTATGCTGAAAATACCATTACAATGTATGCACGACGAAACCTTACTGGCGACATTATTACTATATCAATTGAATTAACTGATAACGATTTAGGCGACCAAACAGGTACAGGGCCAGGAGTTGACGAGCCAGTTGACGGTACATTACAGATTGGGTTAGATCTAAGACGAGCCACTGGCAGTTTTGTTTCAGTCCCTACTCCTGTAGCAATAGTAGCAGACGAATTATTCACATAATCATTGACATCCTGCACATTTTGTTATATAATAGTGTGTAGGAGGTCTCAATGGACGATCGTTTAGAAAAAGCACTTGAATTTTCAAATTTTATGACTACGCTGAATAATCAGCGCAGAGTCATTCGTGAACAATTTTTAGAAAATTGTATACATTATCTTAATGGCGGTAAATTTTCAGTTACTAGAGAACTGATCAATTTTTGCAGTTTAATGCAAAGTCGAGGTCACGCTAATATTGTTCTTATAGATGACAACGATGCTCCGGTTGAAGTATCTGATCTAGAAAAATTTTTAGATGACATAACTGACATTTATTTTACTAACTCAAATGAATACCTTAATAAGTACAACGAAATCAAAAAAAATAGAACAGTAAAGGGACTTGTTAATTTATGACGAGGGGAGTATTACTGTTTGCTCTTAATAATTCTACAATTGATTATATTAAACAAGCAATCTATTGTGCAAAAAAAATTAAGAAACATTTAGGCATTCCTGTAGCTCTTGCAACAGATAATCCTGACTATCTAAAAAGTCAATTTCCGTATTATGAAAAATACATACAACATATAATCCCGTTAGATTTTTATACAACCACTCAAACTCGAAGGTTTCGTGACGGTACAATGAGCAAGCGTGATCTAGAATGGAAGAATCATAATAGATCAAGTGCATACAATATAACGCCGTTTGACGAAACTATTGTTATGGATACTGATTTTATCATAGGTAACAATTTGCTTTTAAATTGTTTTGGTACCGACGAAGAGTTTTTCATATATAGAAATGTTGAAGATTTAAATCAAGATAGGCCTGACGGTCACGAATTTAATAAAATTAGTGACAGAAGTATTGATATGTATTGGGCTACTGTTTTTTATTTTAAAAAAACAGAGTTTATGCAAAGTTTTTTTGAATTACTAGATCACATTAAAGAAAATTGGCATTTCTATAGATTAATATATCAAATTCCGTTTAAATTGTTTCGTAATGATTATACGTTTAGTATAGCAATTCATATGCTAAATGGGTTTCAGCGTACTAGCTGGCCTAAAGCATTACCTGGAAAATTATGGTTTACTACTGACGCTGACGTATTAATAAAAATGGAAGATGAGAGTTATACATTTTTATTAGATAAAAAAGAGTGGGTAGGGCATTATACCGCCGGATACATTAAAGATACTAATATTCATATCATGAATAAGTTTAGCCTTAATCGTGCAATAGATGAGGCCTTGACAAATGAATAAAGGATTTTGTTTACTTGCACAAAATAATGAAACTACTGATTATGTAAAACAGGCATATGCTTTAGCATTGAGTCTTCACAAGTATAACAAAGATCAAAAAATTTCGTTAATTACAAACGACACAGTTCCAACAGAATACAAAAATGTCTTTGATCAAATACTTCCAATTCCGTGGGACGATAGTGCAAAAGATGCACAATGGAAAATACAGAATCGTTGGAAGGTATATCATGCTAGTCCCTACGACGAAACAATTGTCTTAGAAGCAGACATGTTAATACTAACTGACATTACACATTGGTGGCAAGAACTAGGCAAGCGAGATTTATTTTTTGTAAGTAATGTCCGCACATATCGAGACGAATTAGTAACTTCTGCTTATTATAGAAAAACTTTTATTGCTAATAAACTTCCTAATCTTTATAGTGCCTGTCATTATTTTAAAAAGGGAGATGTTGCTAAGGAGTTTTATAATCTAGTTGAAATGATTACAAATAATTGGCAATTATTCTATGGTAAATTTGCGTCAGAAGAATATCAAAAATGGTGTTCAATGGATGTTAGCTGTGCTCTTGCAAGTAAAATATTAGGTAACGAAACAGAAATAACTGATCCTAATAGTTTTATTACCTTTACGCATATGAAACCTCATGTGCAAGGATGGAGACAAACTCCAGAGCAATGGACTAAAGTTATTGGAAAATATTATAGACCTGATGGTACATTAATTCTGGGTAATTATGTTCAAAAAGGTTTATTACATTATGTGGAAGACGAGTTTCTAACAGATAATATTATTGAGAAATTAATATAAAAGGAAAATAATAATGAAAATTTTAATGACTGGAACAAGCGGCTTTATAGGTCAACATTTAGAACCGTTGTTAAAAGAACAACACGAGATTTATTCTTTAAAAAGCGACTTACTAGATTTTGATGCAGTTACAAAAGAAGTTTTAGACTTTCAGCCTGACATTATTGTACACCTTGCCGCACGTACAGAAGTAGAAAAAAGTTTTTACGAACAAATAACATTTAGTCAAATTAATTATGTAGGTAGTGTCAATTTAATTGAAACTGCAACAAAAATTCCTAATCTTAAAAACTTCGTGTTTGCAAGTACTATGGAAGTGTATGGTTGGCAACCTATTAGTGATATTGTCCAATCTGGTAGAGTTCCGGAAATATTTGAAGCTTTTGACGAAAACACACCGCCCAATCCTAATGCGCCTTATGCTGTGGCTAAGTATGGAGTTGAAAAATATTTAGAATATGCACATCGTTGTTTAGAACTACCATTTACTGCTATTAGACAAACAAACTGTTATGGCCGCAAGGATAATGAATTTTTTGTTACTGAACAAATTATTAGTCAGATGCTGGCTAATCCGTATGAAGCAGAGTTTGGATATGCAGAGCCATATCGTAACTTTATCTTTATCGATGACATGCTAAGTGCTTAGACTACTATTATCAATAATCCTGCACTAGTAAACACAGGAAAAATCTTAACTATTGGTCCAGATAATCCAATTAAGATTAGAGAATATGCAACTATAATTGCAAAGAAACTTAATTGGGATGGTAAAATACATTGGCATCGCAAACTACACCGTCCAGGAGAAATTTATTGGTTGAATAGTAATCATAATTTACTTACCAAGCTAACCGGGTGGACACCTAAAGTAAGTTTAAGTGACGGTCTTGACAAAACTATTGAAATTTGGAAAGAAAAATTAAAATGAAATGGTATTTTAATTTTAAAGATCCTGGAGGCGAGATATGGAAAATAACCAATGAGCTTGACGAGTCAACTCCGTATATAGAAGTAGAAGCCGAACTTTATAAAGAGTTTTCAACTGAACAAAAGCGAATGCAAGACTACATTATTGTTCCTACTGGCAAGACAGATTTAAAATATGAATTGCAATTGAAACATCAAGATCTATTAACATTTGACGTAGATACAAGCGTTCATCAAATTCAAAAAGTTGATAATGTTAATACTAATAATGCAGTTGTAATCGAACAAGATGTTAAACAGGGAGTTTGGACAATCAGTATGACCGAACAACTACGAGCGTTATTAACTCAGACTGCATATTATAAAGATAAAACTCAGCTGATATATGTTACTGATCAAGACGACCCAAATATTTTACTAGACACAATAGAAGTAAAGTTGTATAATATACTATTCGATAAATCGTTTGTGCTGCCTAATCAATTAGTAAAAGTTGCTCAACGATTAAATGTAAGTTTGTATTGTGGTAAGATATTTGAAAATTATTATCATTTGGTAAAAAATTATGAAAATTAAAGTAGCGGAACAGGACATTATTTTCCTTAGTTATGACGAACCTAATGCTGAAAAAAATTATGCTGACCTATGTGCAAAAGTTCCTTGGGCAAAAAGAGTTCATGGAGTTAAGGGCAGCGACGCCGCACACAAAGCATGTGCCGCACTAAGCGAAACAGAATACTTTGTTACTGTAGATGCTGATAATATAATTGGTCCAAAATTTCTTGACATTGAAGTAGACTTAGCAGAATTAGGTCTCACTACTGAGCATGTGTTTAGTTGGTGCGGAAAAGTTCACGTCAACGGCCTTATGTATGGCAATGGTGGTTTAAAAATGTGGACACGTAAATTTGTTAATAATATGCGTACACACGAAAATTCAGCAGTTGACGACGAAAAGGGAAAAGTAGAATTTTGTTTTGACGAAAAGTATTATCAGTTCAACGACAGTTATTCAGAAAGTTTTACTAATGCAACACCTTTTCAAGCCTGGCGAGCAGGATTCCGCGAAGGTGTTAAAATGAGCCTCAACCAAGGCACTAAAACTACTGATATAAAAAAGGTGTGGTGGCAAAATTATCAACGATTACTTATATGGTGCAATATTGGTGTAGACGTTGATAACGGCATTTGGAGTACAATAGGTGCTCGAGAAGGTTGTTACATGACTAATTGTACTGACTGGGATTATGCACAGGTGCGCGACTTTGAATATTTAACTGAGTATTGGAAAGAAAAGGGATACGGTCCTACAACAGATACTTCTGATTATTTTAATTGGTTAGGTACTGAACTTAAACACAAGTGCGGTTTAGAAGTTTCCAATATTGATAGTGACGGTTCAAAATTTTTCAAGACGGTGTATCAAAACACGCCAAGAATAATTAAAAGGGCAAAATGAGCAACGAGCAAAAAATACAAATACTCAAAGATAAACGAGATAAAATTAACTCAGTAAGTTGTAGTTTTTGCACAGCTAAATGGTTACAAACAACTTTATATCTGCAAAACGGTTACAATCACAGTTGCCATCATCCTGCTCCTCATAAGATTCCTCTCGAAGAAGTACTAGCAGATCCTGCGGCATTGCATAACAGTAAATTTAAAAAAAGCCAACGTGAACTGATGCTCAAAGGCGAGCGACCTAGTGAGTGTGATTATTGTTGGAACATAGAAGATTTAAATAAAGATTATTTTAGCGATAGGCATTATAAAACATCGGATTACTGGGCATGGGATAAATTTGATCAAATTGCTAACAGCGACCCTAATGATAATGTTTATCCTAGTTATTTAGAAATTAGTTTTTCCAATGCATGTAATTTTGCGTGTATTTACTGTAGTCCTGAAATTTCATCTAAATGGATGGAAGATATACAACAGAACGGGTCTTACCCAGTTAAGAATGGAGCTCATCATTTAGGCTGGTTAAAACAAGTGGGACGTTATCCGTATGCACATCACGATGAGAATCCGTATGTAGACGCTTTCTGGAAATGGTTTCCAGAAACGTTACCGCATTTAAAAGTGTTGCGTATTACAGGCGGTGAACCAACTATGAGTAAAGACTTATGGAAATTATTAGATTACTTAATTGAAAACCCGCAGCCTGAATTAGAATTAGCTATTAACACTAACATGTGTGTGCCTGATGTATTAATTGAAAAATTAATTAATAAAATTAATAGCTTACGAGGTGTGATAAAGCGTTTAGATATTTACACTAGTCTTGAAAGCACTGGATCTCAGGCAGAATATGCAAGAGACGGATTAGACATCAGTGTATGGCAGCAGAATGTTTGTAAAGTATTAGATAATACGCAATCAACAGTGGCTATAATGACCACTGTTAACATATTAAGTTTACCTACCTTTGTAGATTTTATAGAACTAGTAATGCAGTTACGTAAAGATTACAATACAAACTTTGAACATAATCGAATTCCGCTCAGTATAAATTATCTAAGATGGCCACCACATTTGCAATGCACTCTTTTAGATAAAGAAGAAAGACAGCAGTATGCAGATGATATCTATGTAGCTTGTGAAAAATGGCTGAAATATTATAGCTTAGAAAAGTATGCTCGAATCTATTTAGAAGAATGGGATCAAATACAAAGATTTTGTGATTACTTACGCACAGCAGAACCAGCAGTAGAACACAGACAGGACTTTGTAAGATACATACAAGAGTATAATTTTAGAAGAAACAAATCGTTTACTAAGATATTTCCTGAATTCAAAAACTTATTAAAGGAATGGGATGCCCAAGAAGCCTGAAGAAGATTTAAAGCAATATAGAGAACGTGTTCTAGACACTAAGAGCACCAGCTTCTGCGGAGCAAAATGGTATAATGCTACTACATGGCTAGGTAGTGGTACCACAGCAAGTTGCCATCATCCTCCAGCACATAAAATTCCAATAGAGGAAATTAAACGTAATTACACTGCTATTCATAATACTGAACATAAAAAAGAAATGCGTCGAATGATGCAGTCTGGCGAACGCCCTCGCGAGTGTGAGTACTGTTGGAAAATGGAAGACATGGGCAAAGATGCTGTTAGTGATCGAACATTTAAAAGTATCATTTATACTGATGAAGAACTACAACAGGCGTTTGATGCAGACATAAACGAAAATACTAATTTAAAAACTTTTGAAATTGCATTTGATAGGGTATGTAATCTTGCCTGTTCATATTGTAATGCTAGTTTCTCAACTACATGGGCAAAGGATATTAAAAACAACGGTCCTTATATTAATCTTGTAAGTGACGGCGCAGGCGCATTTCATCACGATGGATCTTGGGCACAGCCTTACAAAGACGATGAAGATAATCCCTATGTACAAGCATTTTGGAAATGGTGGGATAACGGACTATCAGAAAGTCTACAAGAGTTACGAATCACAGGCGGCGAACCTCTAATGAGTGGTAACACATGGAAATTATTTGATTGGTTTGAAGCGCAAAACAGTGATATGAGATTTGCTATTAACAGTAACTTAATTGCAAAGTCTGATATTATAGATAAGTTAATTGCTAAATCAAAAAATATTAAACACTTTGATTTGTACACAAGTTGCGAAGCAGTAGGCGATCAAGCAGAATACATACGTGATGGTCTAGATTATCAACTATGGAAAACAAATCTAAAAAGAATTCTTACAGAAGCAAACTATAAAGGTGTACACATAATGATGACTATTAATAGTTTATCTTTGTTTAGTATTACTGAATTTCTTGACGAAATGTACCAGCTAAAAGAAATGACACAAAGTAGAACTCCTACTGTTAGTTTAAATCTGTTAAGATTTCCTAGTTTTCAAAGTCCGTTGGCACTACCTAATCATATTAAAGATCATTGCCATAAAAAGCTGTCAACATGGTATGCGCAAAATAAAGACCTACCAGGTTGGCACGAATTTGAACGTGCAAGTATTGAAAGATTAATTGATTATCTTGTTACAGTAGATGCACCTCATCGCAGAACAAGTAATCCTATTACACTGTGGAGAGACTTTAAAACTTTTTATCAGCAGTACGATCAGCGCAGATCAAAATCCATATATGTATTTCCTAAAATTTTAACAGATTGGATTGATACTATACCTGATACAGACATAGCAATAAAAGAGTTAGCAGACAAAGAAGGCTGGGTGTTAACACCTGACTCAAGGAACATTGATGATCCTATTGCGACCTACAATTAATTTATATTACGATAATATTGTTAACGGAATACCTGTTCCTAACGGCATAACACGATATAAAATTAATAAACAGTACGATATTCCAGTGATGTCTAGTTTAGAATACAGTGATCAAGTCCTTAAAACTACGTATTTTTATAATGTAATGAAGGCAAACGAAGTCACAGTTAATTTGTTTACTAAAAGAGATATGGCGTCAAATTTATTTTATCCATTGGAGCTTTCAAAAACAGCAATACGGAATCGTCTTATTGATATTATTCCGGAAAAGACATTAACTCGTATTAAAAAACGAAAAATGAAATTATTATTACTTTATCAACAATGGATAGGTGATTATAACTTTATGCAAAATCTTAAAGAAAGAATTGATGTATTAATTCGAAACGGAGTTCCTACTGATCAAATTTATTTAATAACCGGTGATATTAATTGTTCCTATCAGGAATTATTTGACAAGGTTAAAGTATTTGGTATTGATTGGTGGCAAATTGCTTATCAACTAACTTGTAAATCTAAGTATCAAAATATTGATTATCATTGGGTCACATTTTTACTAGATGATGAAGTGCGTGAAAGTTTTGATATCAATAATTGGAATAATCCCAGTTTACTATTTACAGCATTAACTGGTGAATCGTCAATGCATTCACTGGCTACTATTACTGAACTAGAATCTAGAGAATTATTAGATAAAGGTTGCTATGAATTTAATGTTAAGAAAAACAAAAATCTAAATTTAGATAGTAAAATATTTACTAATGAGTCATTGTTAAATAACAAACAGTCAAAAAAAGATATAATTAATAATTTATTATCATCTGAGACAACTATCGCAAATATATCGGAGTCATTAGAAGACAGTCTATTTGCAATTGTAGCAGAGCCGTTCACACCTATGATGGATAAAACGTATCTGTCAGAAACAAATGCACTATGGGTATCGCCAAATATATGGAACGCTATTGCTCAAGGTTATCCTTTTATGGTAGTAGGAAGTTTATCTACTATGCGTTATCTTAATAACGAAGGATATTTTAGTTATGTAGATCTGTTTAATGAAACATATGATAGTGTTAGTGATTTAAAAATTAAATTAAATTTAATAATGACTGAAGTTGACAGATTATCTAAATTGTCTAAAGAAGAAATTAATGATCGTATAATTTTAACAAAACCATTTATCGAGGCCAATAAGAAAAAGTTTTATGATAAAAAACACACTTGGAAATTTTACGACCTTTTCAAAGAAATGCAATATGAATAAAGATTTTAATAATTTTTGTGTAGCACCCTGGATGCACTTGCACGTCATCAACGACGGTAGAGCTTTTGCATGTTGTCAAACCCCATTAAAAAACGAAAATAGTTTTGGAAATGTAAAAACTCAAAAACTTATAGAAATTGTTAATAGTGATCAAGCTAAAGTAATGAGGAAAAATATGCTTGAAGGCAAGCCTCTGCCTACTGCTTGTGAAAGATGTACTTCTAAAGAAGCTGTTGGACTTAATAGTATGCGAACAGGCTTTAATGATAGATGGTATGCAGAAATGCAACCGTTAATTGAACAAACAGATATAGACGGTGCCATTCCTTCATTGCAATTAAAATACTGGGATTTTAGATTTAGTAACTATTGTAATCTAGCTTGCACAACATGTTCACCACTGTTTAGTACACAGTGGGCATCTGATTGGATTAAACTACATCCTGGATACGACAAATATTCTGAAACAAGATTAATTGATTTAGAAAAAGCAGATTTATTTTGGGACGACATTGCACAAAATTTAGATACAATGAAGCAGATACATTTTGCAGGTGGCGAACCACTAATGATGCCTGAACATTGGAAAATTTTAAAACTACTTGATGAACGTAAAAAATATGACATTGAATTAAGATACAGTACCAATGGGACCACGTTAGGTAGAGATAAAGACAATGTATTAGATTATTGGAAAAAATTTAAACATGTACATTTAAGTTTGAGCATCGATGGCGAAGGTGATGCATTTGAATATATCAGATATAAAGGTAACTGGAAATCTACATTTGAAAATTTAAAACGTATACGAGAAAGCGGAGTAGTTGATTATTGGTTTCATCCTACAGTGAGTATATTAAATATATTTAGATTAACAGAATTGCATGAAGTTTTACATAAAGCAGATCTTATGCCTTTAAAATCAATACACAAGCACATGGGCTTCAACATTGAAAATTATTGGGTTGATAGATTTCACCTGAATCCTTTGTTTACTCCTGATTATTATAGTATAACAGTTCTTCCTGCCCATTTAAAAGATCAAGCCGCTGAAAAAATAACAAAGTATGGCAAGAAGCTTGAGGCTGACACAGCAATACCTTTTAGCGGTTGGCAAAATATTATTGATTTTATGTATAGTGAAGATCGCAGCATACTATTTGAAAAGTTTAAATGGAAATCGCAACAGATTGATACTATTCGAAACAATGATGTTTTTGCATTTAATCCGGAGCTTATCAATGTTAAATAAAATAAAAAAATATATAAGAGGTTTAACTCTTGAAGAGTATATAAAATATGTAAAAACATCATCAAGTCATGTTAATAGTATTGACGACCTTGCACAATTTGGTATTAAAAAATCAGTATGGTCTAAAGATGACTATGAGCGCGGCTATACAACTGTACTAGGTATGAATTCAGCAGAGGAAAAAATAGTAAAACCTGGAGATTGGGAGTACGTTATCAATAGATACAATTTTAGAGAAATATGGGACTTTAATTCTCCTAGACCTAAAATTGGATTTTTTGGTTGTAGTTTTACATTTGGTGAAGGTATAGAATATAAAGATACATTTGTTAGTATGGTTTCAAAGCAGTTTGACCTTAATTGTTTTAATTTAGCTATAGGTGGATCTTCTTTACAAAGGGTGGCAAAAACGTTTAGTGCTGCCTCTAAAGTAATAGATCTTGATTATGCTGTGTTTACCTTGCCGCAATGGCATAGACAAATGTATCTTGACGATCAAGGTAAAATTGTTAATCTTATACCCCAATGGCCGCATCAACAGTATGAAGAATTAAGTAATCAGCTTACTGCTTTAGACGAGGAATATTATATAGTACAAGCAGTATCTTATGTAAACTGGATACATGATTTAGCAGAACATAAAAATATAAAAATAATTTTATGTTCTTGGGATTATCCACTAAACGATTTATGTGAGGTTATGTACCCTAATGAAACAATAAAACCTTTTCCTAATATTGATGATAAATGCGCTAGAGATAAAATGCATCCTGGTATACGTTCTCAACATGCACATGCAGAGCAAATTAAAAGAGCAATATATGATAGAGCTTGGTTTTAGAAATAAAGATAATCAAATAAAATATCTTCAGATTAAACCTGATGATACAGCATTGGCATCTGCATGGACTAAACAATTAGATCATTTATTACTAACACATAATAACAAAATATTTCAAAAGAATTTTAGTTTGTTAGGGTTTCATAACGATTGCAGAACGCGAGAACATATTTGTAATGATTTAGATAGGAGTATCCAAACAATAAATTATTATAAAGCATATAGAATTAATGAAGATTTTAGTTCTTTAAGATACGAACACAATCAAGATCTTCTTAATGTTCTACATCATCATTTTGAAATAACACAAGGACAATTATGGAAACCAGGTACTGTTTTAGCTAAAGCTAATGGGGAAACAAGAAATGCAATATCTATGCTTAACCATTGTTGCCATGAATTAGAGGCATGGTATGAAACAGAAAAAAATAGCCCTGAATGGACCAACGGATATTTTTATTATAATGTACTTGGAGTAACAGATCGTATTGAAATTCCTCTAGAAGAAAAACGAAATTTTACTAGAGACATTACTGATGGTTTAGTTTATCTTCATTATGCGCAAACAGGCAAGACATGGTACGAAGCATATCTTGACAATGATAATATAGTAGAAGCAAATGGCATTTCAGAACACAGAATAATCAGCGGCGAGTTTAATTGTTACTTTGGAACAGGCTATGAATTGCCTATGGATGACAATTTTACAAAATGGTTAGAAGCAAGAGGAGTAGATCCTACAGACGAACAGCTTGCACTTGGTTATGCACCTGTGGGAAAAATTATTGATATGCCATATACTGAGGCAGTAGATTTTTTTAAAGAATATACAGATTTTTACTCAATTGAATTTAATAAAAAACGCATAGAATACGACTACAGACATACTGATATTGGTTATTTTCCTATGTTAGAACGTATGTGGAGTAAATGGAATGGCTAATTTTATTAATGGTATATGGGAAAATGCTGGAAATGAATTTTGGAATATTAAGAAACCTGACGAAATATTAGGTATAGCTCGTGTGTCTAAACACATGTTAAGTTATTGGCCCAGAATTAAAAACTACGAAAACTACTTAATAAATTATTTTCAATACGGTATTAATAAAGAAGTAGAACCTACTATATGGTTATCTCACACAGATCCTGTGTATAACAGATATCAAGAAGAAATTGAAGGATATGTAAAAGCAGTTTGGCTTACACATGGATTTTTTACTGAAGGCGGTCTAAGAAAGCCAGTTGGGGTTCATTGGAGTCCTGTGTCTCTTGACTGGAGAATACATCCGGGTGGAACAAGACAAGCAATTATAAAATATTTTGCACCCGATGAAATAGATTGTCTTTGTTTTAATACAGGCGGTCAACCTATGCAATTTATAAAAGAATTTAACACAGTAGAAGAAATTGCTGAATATACTAATAGCTCTAAAGTTTTTTTAGTAGTTACAGATGAACGCGGTCATTATATACCGCATGTTCATTTAGATGGATTTACTATTAAACCTGCAATGGTCGAGACACATGCACAGATGAAAAAGTTTTTTAGAAAAACTAAGATTGAAGCTAATTTTGATTTAGCTGAGTTAGGATATGATGAAACAAAAATATTAAAAACTGAAAAAAAACGCATAAAAATAACTATTGAAGATCAGTCTATGGATACAAAGGTAAAAGCAATGCTACTATTACCGTCGTTTAATAATTTTGAAGGACATGGAGTTAAAATTGAGCGTACCTAATCTAGAACGTGCAGTAGTTGAAGTTTTTGGGGGATGTAATTATACCTGTCAAATGTGTCCACAGACTGAAGGTAGAGGCAAGGCCTGGACACGTAAAATGCCACTTAATATGTTTGAAAATATATTAGATCAGTTACCAGGTAATCCAGTTATTAATCTTGAAGGTAGTGGCGAACCTACTCTTGCTAAAGATTTGCCTTTGTACATAGAAGCATGCACTAAACGAAATTTTCCTAGTTTTATGTATACTAATGGAAGTTTTTTCAGCGGTCATTTCATGCAAGATTGTGTAGACGCTGGACTAAGTTTTGCAAGATTTAGCTGTATTGGATACAATAAAGAAAAATATCGTGAGTGGATGAATGTTGATAATTTTGATTTACTAAAGACCAATGTAATAAAGGCCAAAGAGTATATTAAAAAATCTAACAGCAAATGTATACTGTCTAGTTATCATTTGATATTAGATAATACGCAAATAGATTACGAAGTTGAACAGTACCGTAATAATTTTATTGGCCCAACTGGAACGTTAGGATACATATGGAAAATGCACAACTGGAGTGGCAATTATACTCCTGTATATTTTAGAGATCCTAAAAAACGTAGAACTTGTGGTAGACCATTTGCTCCTGAAATTACAATCCGAGCCGGTGGCAATAATGGTCTTACAGGCGCAGTTACTTCGTGTTGTCAAACAATGGGTCCACCAAACGAAAGTTTAAGTGTGCTAGGACATGTAGAAACACAATCAATAGAAGAAATATGGAACGGAGAAGCATACAATAAATTACGTGATGCACATGCTAACAAAAATTTTGATAGTATTGATTACTGTAAGAATTGTGATTTTTTATACGACGACCCCGAGGTGTTAGTTTGGAGTAACGACAAAGCAGCATCACTAGATCATATGCTTGGAACTAATTTTAGTCTTAAAGACTTTATGGTTGACAATACTTTAAAATAATAGTATAATAATAATATGTATGATATCATTTTTATTTCTTATCAAGAACCTTATGCAGACATTAATTGGGAAAGATTAAAGTCTAAATTTCCTACAGCTAAAAGAGTTCACGGAGTAAAAGGAATTCATCAAGCACACATCCAAGCGGCAAAATTGTGTTTTACAAAGATGTTTTGGGTCGTAGATGCTGATGCAGAAATAGTTGAAGATTTTAAATTTGATTATGTTGTTCCTGAATGGGATTTAGAAACAGTACATGTATGGCGCAGTATAAATCCTGTTAACGATTTAGTTTATGGTTACGGAGGTGTTAAACTACTTCCTCGTAAATTAACAATAAACATGGATACATCAAAAACTGATATGACAACAAGTATTAGTACGTTGTTTAAAGCAATGCCTGAAATATCTAATATTACAGCATTTAATACTGATCCGTTTAATACGTGGAAAAGTGCATTTAGAGAATGTGTAAAATTATCAAGCAAAACAATCGATAGGCAAGACGATATAGAAACTCAGTTAAGACTAGAAGCGTGGTGTACATTAAATGAGTCAGCGCCATACGGCAAATATGCACATCTGGGAGCTATTGCTGGAAAATATTTTGGTTTGTTTTGGCAAAATGCACCTAGTGAATTAGCGAAGATAAATGACTTCGAATGGTTAAATGAACAATTTTCAAAAAATACCTTTTGAACAAATAGTACGCTTTGGTCAAAAAACTTTATTAGATACTCGTCTTTTTACAGTATCGTGGATCCTTGCAAGATTCTGTAATTATAATTGTTCCTATTGCTGGCCCTATGCTAGGTCTGACAAACCAGATCATCAAGAATTAGAATTATACCTACGTACTATTGACAGTATAAAAGCTCAAGCTCGCGCAAATAATTTTCCAGATTTTCATTTTAGTTTTAGTGGCGGCGAACCTACTGCTTACAAACAATTTGATAAAATTATAGAACATTACTGTGCGGATAGTAATGCTTTGTATCAAAGCATCCACATGACCACTAATTTATCCCCTGGCAGTAAATGGTGGAACAATTGGTTAACTACTACAGACTCTTTACAGCGAAGAAGTATTACAGCAAGTTATCATGCTGAGTTTGCAAAAGAGCAAGAGTTTGGCGACAAATGTTTATATCTTATAAACAATGGAGTATTTGTAACCATTAATCAAGTTATGGTTCCTAATCAGTTTGATGACTTATATGCTAGATGTGAAAGATTTGCTGAACGAGGTATTAATGTTACTTTAAAACCTCAAAGTGACCCCACCGCAAGTTTTGTAATAAATGAATACACAACGGATCAAATTGATAAAATGCAAATAGGGTTTCCGCAAGTGTGGCAAAGCGAAAATGTATCTCAAATTGAATTAGAGGATGCAACAGGTAATAAGTATTATATAGATCAAGCTGAGCGATTCAATGCATTTGGATTTAATAAATTTAAAGGTTGGTTATGTAATGCAGGATATCAAGGAATAGTAATTCGAGAAAACGAAGTAAAGCGTAGCTATAGTTGTTACGAACAACCTTTAGGAACATTAGAGCATGGGTTTGATATTTTTAAATCAGCAAAACACTGTGTAACACCTAGTTGCGTTAGTAGCGCAGATAGCAAAATACCAAAGATGAAAAATGTATAAATTAGAAGATATACGAGACATACACTTAGAAATTACCAGCAAGTGCCAGGCTCGTTGTCCTATGTGTCCTCGAAGGATAAACGGCGGTGTAATTAATCCGTTAATTAAATTAGATGAAATTAATCTAGACAAATTTAAGTCTTGGTTTCCTGACTCATTTATTAAACAACTAGATAGTTTGTTTATGTGTGGTAACTTAGGTGATCCTATTATTGCTAAAGACTGTTTAGAAATCTTTGAATATCTTAGAACAGTAAATCCTTTAATACAATTATCAATGCACACAAACGGTAGTGCAAGAGATAAATCATGGTGGCAAGGTCTAGCCCGTGCAAATGTTCGAACAGTATTTGGTATAGACGGGTTAGAAGACACTCATAATTTGTATCGAATTAACACAGACTTTGATAAGATAATTGACAATGCTTATGACTTTATACAAGCTGGTGGATATGCTGAATGGCATATGTTAGTGTTTGATCATAACGAGCATCAAATAGAAAAATGTAAAAAACTAAGCGAAGAGCTTGGATTTAAAAAATTTCAAATTAAACATACTACTAGATTTGAAAAAGGTAAATTCAATGTACTTGACGATGTAGGTAAAACTACACATATCTTATACCCTACACAAAAAAGCAAAGATATGATGAGTAAGGTAACTGGTTACATTACAGATGTTAAACCAGAGATAAAATGTAAAGCACAGAAGAACAAAAATTTCTATGTATCCTCGTGTGGTAAAATTACTCCGTGCTGTTGGTTAGACTTTGATTGGATACTGCCTAATCAAAATCGGCGGATTGATTATATGGATAAAATTGGAGTATTACCAGATCTAAATAGTCATTCCTTGGGTGAAATTTTTAACAGTGGGTATTTTGATAAAATAGCAGAAACTTGGAATAATGATCCTCTAATAGAATGTAGTAAACAGTGTGGAACGTTTGACAAATTAGGAGCGCAGTTTGAAAGTTGATATACAAGATGTTTTATTTTGGATGGATGCAATTCGTAACAGCGATAATCAACATCGCACACTTGAAAGTTTTTGGAAAGGACAAATTAACAGTAAAGTTTGGTTAATAGAATCTTTAGAAAAAACGTTCTCATGGCTTCCAGTAACAGCAAATATTGTTATATATGGAGGATGGAATGGAGTACTTGCAAGTTTGTTGTTTAATACAGATATAGGTATTAATCATATTACAAGTATTGACATTGACCCTGAATGTGAAAAAATTGCATCTACAGTTAATAAGAGACAAGAGATAGAAGGTAGATTTAGTGCTATTACAGGTGATATGTGTCATTACACTAATCCCGAAGCTACTATAGTTATTAACACAAGTTGTGAACATATAACACAACAACAATACGATCAATGGTTTAATTTACTCTCTGACGATGTATTAATTATTGTGCAAGGTAATAATTACAATATACCAGAGCATGTTAGAATTTCTCAAGATTTAGAAGAATTCAAATCTCAGTGTAATATTAAAAATATTTTATATGCTGGCGAAATTGATCTTCCTCTATATAAAAGATTTATGATTATTGGTAAAAAATGAATAAAATTAAACAATGGCAAGATAAAATTGAAGTAGTATCAGGAAGCAAGACTTTTTGCATATTGCCATGGATACATTTTGCTACACGACCCAACGGTGATATGCGATTGTGCTGTAGTGCTAATGCTAGTGGTGCAGGTGAGAATCATACTGTAGGCCTTGTTAAAAACGAAAAAGGGCAACCAGCAAATTTTGGCCGTGAAACTCCTATGAGTGCTTGGAACAATGAGTATATGAAAGATGTACGCTTAACTATGCTTGAAGGGAAGATACCTGCTAGTTGTAGTAAGTGCATTGCTGAAGAGTCACGTGGGGTTGCCAGTAAACGTATTTGGGAAACAGGTTCTTGGATGGAAGATGGAATTGATGTTGAAGAACTTATTAAACAAACCAAAGAAGATGGCACTGTTCCTGAGAAACTTGTTTATTTAGATTTAAGATTAGGACACACTTGTAACTTAAAGTGTGTTATGTGCAGTCCGCATGACAGCAGTCAATGGGTTGGTGATCACAAGAAAATCTATCCACTATTTCAAGCAAAAGAACTTAAAGAACAAATGCAATGGGATAGAAAAGATTTTAATAACTTTTGGCATGAAAATCCAGACTTCTGGAAAGAAATGTATGCACAGATTCCTAATTTAAAACAAGTATACTTTGCTGGCGGAGAACCATTGATGATTCGCGAGCATAAGTGGTTCCTTGAAGAAATTATTCGTCAAGGGTATTCAGATAAAATTCTTATACGTTATAATACAAATGGATTATTAGTTGATGACGAAATTATTGAGCTTTGGAAAAAATTTAAAAAAGTTAAAGTGGGATTCAGCATCGATGCAGTCGGCGATCGTAATTATTATATACGCTATCCTAGTGACTGGGATACTATCGAGCGTAATCTTCACAAGTTAGATAATACACCTGACAACATACAAGTTAGTATTGCTACTGCTATACAAATTCTTAATATTAAACACTTGGCTGATTTTGCTAAATGGAAAATTAAACAGAATTTTAAGAAAGTTAATCTTGAAAATACTGTAGGCGGTATACAAGCTGGCGGCGGAATTGTTAATATGCATCTGTTGTACATACCTACATTTTTAAGTATTAGACTATTGCCCGAAGCAGACAAAGAAGAAGTACGTAAGAGTTTTGCAGATCTTGCTAGTTGGTTATATGAAAATTACAGACAAGATGAAGACTTCTGGAAAAATAATCCGTACGGTTGGAAACGTTGGCAAGCAGTATTAGATTTTATGAATGCAGAAGATCATACTGATCAACTACCTGCTTTTAAAGAATACATTGAAAAATTAGAAGCATTACGTAAGACTAATTTTAAATCTACGTTTCCAGAGCTGGCACATTTGCTACATTGCCCAGTCTAACTTTAGGGTTATTAAAGACTGGATTAGTTAGCACTTCTTTAAATGCTGTATATTCTGGATGTTCTGTTTTCCAGATAGTACGTTGATTGTAAATGTCCTCACTCCATGTTCCCCAATCAATAACTAACTGAAACTCTACATAATAAAAATTAGGGTAACGTGTAAGTATTAAGTTAGTATAGTCGATCATTTCTTTATAATTTAAATCTTGTACTACAAATTGTGTTAGTACGTTAATGTTGGGATATTTGCTTATTTCGTTATTGATGTAGTCGCAGTTTATTAGCAACGTTGGCCAATTTCCGCCCCGCCGCACTACGTTATAAGTTTCCTCGCAAGCCGCATCAAAGCTAATTCGAATACTTCTAATTTTACTGTGCCACTTAGCTATTCTACGCCAATATGCTGGTGTAAGCATTACCCCGTTGGTTTGTAGGTCTAATATTAAGTTAGGCCACGGTGTTGGATCAAAATTAACTAGAAACTCACGAAATATTTTAGAACCAAATGGATCTCCACTGCCGGTCATATCTAATGTAATATGTTTGTTATGTGGTTTGTCAAATACAGTATTGATA